ACCGGTCACTCAACTTTAGAAAATGAATTTTTCGCTATGTCCAAAAATTCAGTAAAGAACGCTCTTTTAAGCATGAGCTTGCTTTTCGGTTTATCGACTTGAAATGGTCAATTGGGAATCTAAATAGCAACCCAGCGAACGGATGAAGCCCCGGTTAAAGTTCCAGCGGCTCCAGTCATCGTTACGACCTGGGTAAAAGCATCGGTTCCGTTTGCAGTGACAAAAACACTCGATGAAAGGCTAGCTTTCAAAGCAGTGTTATCAAGAGCGGGCCTTCCAGCGGCAGACTGATAAACAGTCACACCATTTTTCTGAAAGTCCATTATCAAAGCAAACAACTCATTGCTCGTATCATTGCACGAAATTCCAAAATCAACCAAATAATTTCCAACTGGAGGGACAAAAGACCCAGCAGTATTCACAATTTGCAAATTATTGGCTGTGGCAGTCGCATTTAAGGAAGTTGCTGCCACGGTGGTTGTAAAAGTTTGAGCAGAGGTCGATTGGAACCAACTTACATCAAAGTTAATAGGGGGGGTTGTTGACGTTTCCAAAACAGGATTCATCAAACGAACACTTCCAGTAACCCTTAACTCACCGATTTGTGTAGTGGCAGATTGTCCTGTCGCCCAGAAGAAGACCTGTCCAGCATCATAAAGATGGGGGTCAGTTCCGCCGGGGATTAATCCATTCGGACGAACAAAATGCTTTTGTTTTGTTGAGGACTCCATAAACTTTTGATTCAACACTAACTTTGTTACCGCTGCTGTCTCCACAATTGGGGAATGGTGGAAAATTTCAGCCATTTGTTGGGAACTTGGAGGAGCTTGTTTAGCATCACTCACAGCAGATATTCCAACAAAACCTTGCGAACCAACGGTAGCAAAAACACTTGCCGATGGTTTGTAGTGAAAACAGAGATCTAAAAACTCATGTCTATCATAGTTTTGAGCGGTTCTTGACAAGAACGGAAATGTTACAGCACTTCCAGGATTTAGGGGGAACGTTAAAGGTGCAAAAGCACCAGTAACTCCACTCACTAAAGTAATCTGTTCATCAATTGGAATGATAAACGATCTTGTGTTTCCCGCCGTTGTGGGTCCACGATTTCCTCTTCGCCTTCCATTGCCACGTTTTCCTCTTCCTTTTCTGGGAGGAGCACGTTGGACAAGTACTTTACGAGGTACTCTCGATCTTTTGCGTTTATTTGCACCAGCCCCTGACTTACGAGGGCGGCGACTTCTTTTTACAGGCATCATTAAGATATCTTGACTCATTTTAAACGGAGGGCCGTTTCGCCTCTTTACTCCCAGATTTGGAAAATACCGGGGTAATTCCTCTGGTGAAATCCACAGAGGTTCAACCTCCGGTTCTGGTGGAGGTGAAGAATCAATAACTCGCTCGGTAATAGATATAACATCGTAATACCAGCAAATTGCCGTTTGTTGATAAATATCCTGGGTGGCTTGGGCCTGACCTAGGCGGTGAAATTTTTCGGTGATTTCCCAAGGATCGTGGAATGTAACATCACAATCATACAAACCTGCAAAATGTGCTAGGTTCGCTCGGAATCCATCTCGATAAAAATATTTCAACCATTCATACCAATTTTCCAGTTGATTTGTTGTAAAAAGCATGTGGAGATATTCCTTCACACATGCCTCCTCAAAATAGGGATGATTATCATCAAAATCAAAGTCATTTGGCTCATACCCAGTATGGTCATAATGGATAGGAGAAGTAGTTTGATCTACTGAAGAAACGAGATCCGGGTAAACATCAAAAAAATGAAAATGTCCACTCACCGAACCTGCCTCCGACCCCATGTAGAATGCTTCTATTTGGGATCTCGTGGGAACGCCTAAAAACGCATAGGAACGTATCACAGGATCTTCTTGTTCATTTTGCACCTCACTACTCTGTACGAGCTCTGTATATGCTCCAAGGAACGTTTCAAAATGTTCAGTTGGATATGACATAACCATCAAAGTAAAAACCTTCGATAAATGTTTGTCAAGGGTGAGTCTGTCTTTTTCATAAAGCATGGTTGTAGCAAGTCGCTCAACATCATACATTGGATACCAAGTTCCATTCATGTACTTAAAAGTAGCACCAAGGAAGGAGAGTACTGAAAGGTCAGCATTCAATCCTCCATAAAAGAACTTTAGTTTTAAACCAAATTTACCTAAATGAGTGGCGAGAAATTCCGGATCAC